CACGGTGTCGCCGTCCTTCTTGTAGGTCAGGTCGGGACGCTTGCCGAATGCGCACGAGCGGCAGGTGGTCACATCGCCGGTAGCCGGATTGGTCACGGTGATGAGGTTCTTGCCCCACAGGCGCGAATCCAGCGTCTGCGCGTCGTACAGCGCCTGCAGCTGGGCATTGACCGGCGACGTCTTCAGGTAGGTCAGCGTCACGGTGCCGCTCTTGTTGGCGTTCAGCGTGTGCATGACTTCGCCGTCGGCGCCCACCGTCATGGTGTTGCGCGACGCGGCCATGGCGACGGTGATGCCCTCGTCGGCATTGCCCGAGCCGTAGCCCAGCGAAATCGCCCCGCCCGGGCCGATGAGACTGGCGCTGATATCAGCGAACGAATAGGTAGACATCTGCGACTCCTGATTAGCGATTGACCGTGACGAGAACGTCGACGGTGTGGATGGCGCCGGCTTCCTTGGCGGCGACCTGGAACGGAACGGCCTTGCGCGCTTCGCGGTCGGCCTGGGACTGCGTGGCGATTGCCGGGGCATAGACGTAATAGCCCTTGGACAGCGTGTCGCCCTGCTTGACCGCGCCGAAGCCGGCCGAATTCCAGACGCCCGGGGCCAGGTAGCCGTTGTTGACCGCGGCTTCGCACGCGGCCTCGATCACCGAAGCGATCAGCTGGTTGCCGGCATCGGTCTGCGGCACCTTGGTGGGGCTGGTGTAGAGCAGGTTGTAGACGTCGGTCTGCACGCGGTTGCGGAACCAGATCGCGTTGTAGACCGAGTCGATGAAGATGCCGCTGGGCGTCACGCCGTACTGGATGATCGCCGTGTCGTTGTCGTAGTTGACGAAGACGTTGCAGTTCTTGGCGGCCAGCGTGTCGGCCTGGCTGCTGGTCATGGTCTCGGCGACGATGCCGGGTTCCTGCTTGTACATCAGCGTGATCGTGGTGTTGTTGGCGTTGAAGTTCACCGTCAGCATGCGGCCCAGCAGCGAGGCCACCGCGTACGGATTGGCGCTGGAGAACTGCACGATCGTGTACTTGTATTTCAGCGCCTTCAACTGGCTGGCGATGTCGTCGTGGTGGGTCGGGTCCAGCACCTGGGGCGACTGGGTCGACACGCCGTACAGGTGACGCTGGTCGGCCTCGATCAGGCCGGCCACGGCCAGGTGCTGGGCGCTCGTCAGTTCGGCATCGGCAAAGGCCAGGCCCAGGAACTTGTTGGCGAAGCGGTCCAGGAACAGCGCCACGGCGTCCACCGGCGTCTCGGCGACGATGCCTGCGACGGGGGCCGAAGCCTGGGCGGCAGTCAGGCCCAGCATCGACGAGATGTCGGTGCCGGTACCGGGTGCCGACGCATAGCCCAGCGTCGAGGTGGCGCCCGAGGTGTTCGAGGTCACGACGAACTGCGAGCCGTTCCACAGCACCGAGGCGGACACCAGCGCGGTCGAGATGATCGAGGCCACGCCGTTCAGGTTGGTGGCGCCCGAGAAGTCCAGGCCGCTGATCGACTTGGCGGTGCCGTCGACCGTCAGGGCAAAGGCGCCCGCGGTGACCGCGGTCCAGGCGGACAGTTGTTTTTCAGCCGCCGACAGCACGGCGCCGCGCAGCGTCGCCGACGTGGCGCCCTTGGCCCAACGGCCGATGTACAGCTGCGAAGGCTGGGGCGTCTGCTGGAAGTACAGCAGCGCGGCGCGGTATTCCGGCGCGGTGGTGCCGAAATCGGCAGCGACGGCATCGATGCCGCCGTAAGCGCGCATGCGCTCGCCGGTGTCGATGACCGCGGACGAGCCCAGCAACAGGGCGGTGTTCAGGCTCGCGCCCTGCGCCGCCAGCGGCGACATGTTGATCGTAACGTTGATCAGGCGTGATACCGGCAATCCATTAGCCATGGTAAATCCCTTAATCTGCAAGGTGGTTGGTGTTATCCGTCGGGGATAGCGACGCGGCATGCGTCGTGACCTGCGCCGACAGAAGATTCAGGACCGGATAGCTGCGGATGACCTGTCGCGCAAAGCGCAAGGTCATGTCGAACTGCCGTATCCACTGCTGATTCACGAGTTCGTGCTGGGCCAGGATCGGCCCCGCGCCGCTCACCGCGATGCCTTGCGCCTGCAAGGGCTCGCGGTTCTGCGGCACGGCGGCGCCGTCGCGCAACTGCGCCGCATGGCGCAGTGCGCGCGGCCCGAACATCGAGCAAAGCACCTCGATGTCTTCGTGCCGAACGTATGAATCAGATCCTTCTCCGGTGGGGTCGTGTGCCACGACCGGACCGGCGTCCGCACGCTGCGACCGGATGTCCATCAGGCACCAGGTATCGGTTTGCGCGGGCGGTTCCACGCCGGCAGCAGGCCAGCGTGTACGAACCAGGTTGAGAGGCAGGCCGGACACGCCGGCAATGAACCCCTGGAACAGCGCCTCGAGTTCGGCATCCTCCAGGGGCGGAGAAATGGCCAGGGGCGCCAGGTAGCCGCCGGTGGCCGAGCTGTTCGCCATGCGTCGCTCCTTGATTTGTCGATGCGAGGTAAAGCGGGCTTGGAATGCGGGTGGGTTGCTCGAGCCAAACAGAAAGGCCCGCCAATGGCGGGCCTTTCTGCAGCGCAATGCAACGATGCGGGTCTTATCCCTGTGCGCCGGCTGGTGTCTCCAGTACCCATGCACCATCTTTCCAGACATGCAGCGGGGACGGCCGAGGCTGATCGGTCAGCGTGTCCGGCAACGGTCCAACGCCGATGTACTCCGTACTGGTGGCCCAGTTTTCGATATAGGGGGTGCCGTCGATCGTGTAATACAACGGCACGCGGCGTCGGTCCACCTCGAGCTGCCACGAGCCGCTGCCCGGACGACCATAGCTGGGGTCCGATACGTCGACCAGCGAGTGCCACCGGGGCCACAGGCCCGGTTGCGGCGTCGGCGGAGCGACCGCCACCGCTCTGCTCGGCAAGCTGAATGAGCCGTCCGAGGCCATCACAACTTCGAAGCCGTACATGAACACACTGCTGGCCGTCAGGTGATAGACGGTCTTGGAAACCGCCTGCTCCTGGGGAATCCAGCCGGAGGTCTTCCAGACATAGTCAGGGCGCGGCAGATCCGTCAAAAAGCCCGGCAATGCGCCAACACCGGCGTAGTTCAGGTCTGTCAGCCAATCCAGGCTGTAGACGCTGCCGTCCAGGGTCGAATAAAGCGGAATCGATCTGCGATCCTGCTCCAACGCCCATTGACCCGTGCCGCTCAAGCCGAAGGAGGAACTCGATCGATGGACGGTAGTCACCCAAAGCGGCCATACACCGGGTTGCGCCGCAGGTGGCGCCTGGGTCACCGCGCCGGACGGGGGAACGAAGCTGCCATCGGGCTGTGGCGCCACATCTATCGGCTGCAGATACGCATTCATCGGCGTGGTCAGATAGAAGGTTCGGGGCGCAATATCCAACACCCACGCCCCATCCTTCCAGACATGATCGGGAGACGGCCGCGGCTGATCCGTCAACGTGTCCGGCAACGGACCGATACCGGCATACACCGTGCTGTTGGCCCAATTGCCCATGTATGGCTGGCCGTCGGCTGTGTAATAGAGCGCCACCTTGCGCCGATCCACCTCGAGCTGCCACGAACCGCTGCCTGGCTGCCCGTAGCCGGGATTGGACGTATCGACCGTGGCATGCCACCGCGGCCAAACGCCCGACTGCGGTGTCGGCGGCGCCACGGCCACGGCTCCGTAAGGCAGGCTGTACGAGCCATCAATCAGCGGCGCGATTTCCAGGGTGTACAGGAACGCATTCATCGGCGACATCTGATAGACGGTCTTGGAGACTGCCTGAGACTGCGGAATCCAGTTCGAATTTTTCCAAACATGATCCGGCGAGGGACGCGGCAGGTCCGTCAGGAAAGAAGGCAATTCGCCCACGCCGGCATAGTTCAGGTCGGTGAGCCAATCCAATTGGTACGCGCTGCCGTCGAGCGTCGAATACACAGGAACAGATCGACTGTCTGTCTGCAATTGCCATTGGCCACTGAAGCTGCTGCCGTAGTCCGAGCGCCATCGCGGCACGGTGGTCACCCAGCGAGGCCACAAGCCCGGCTGGACCGCAGGCGGCGCAGTCTCGACCGTACCCGACGGGCGGACATAGCCCCCCCAAGACTCCGGCGCCACCTCTACGGGCTTCATGTACGCATTCATCGGCGTTGTCTGGTAGAACGTCTTCATTTCGTGCTTGCTCCTATCGCTCAAAAATCGAGGTACGTCGCGCAACGGACGACCATGCAAAAGGCCCCACGCACTCCGAAGAGCGCGTGGGGCCTCAAAAAAGGAAAACCCGCCAATGGCGGGTCTGGTTCAAGTCAAGAGTACGTACGTACCCTCTCATAAATAAGGCCCGCACTGGGCGGGCCTTGTCTGGAGCCGTCGACGCAATGCGGGACGGCATGAACGAATTGTGCAGCAAGGTCAGGCGTGGGCGCAATCCTCCGCGTGTCGCACTTCGCTCCAGACGTAGGCGAGCGAATTGCGGGCGTGCTCGATGCGCGCCACCTGGCCGCCATCGTGCAGCGTTTCCAGGACCCGCAGGATGGCCTGGCGCATCGCATTGCGTTCACGGCGCGACAGTTCACGCGCGCCGGATGCGCCGCGCACCAGTTCGGCCATGCGCCACGGCCGGCCGGGATGGGCCGACATCGTATCCAGGACTTCCTTGGCGTATTTCATCGGGACGCCCCCCGTTCAAGACTATGTGCCATGCCTCGTCATCCTTGTTCCAGGTTCTTGCCGGTTGTGGTCCTCCTGCGTCGGCTTGCGGTCAGCCCGACTGTCGTGGAGTTGCAATTCATGGTAGCGAGTCGCTACCATGAAGTCAACAGCGAATCGCTACTGTACTTTCGGGTAGCGGATTGCTACTATCGCTACCATGGACATCCGATCGATCCGACTGAACAACCTCAAGTACGCCGTGCACGAAGCCGGGGGCGTGGACCGCCTGGCCGAACGCGCCGGCGTCAGTCGCAAGTACCTCGACCAGATCCTTCAAGGATTCCAAGGCAAGCGGGACAAAAGCCCCCGCAAGGTCGGCGACGCCCTGGCCGCCAAGCTCTCGATGGGCCTGGGCCAGCCCGCCCACTGGATGGATCTTCCCCATCCCGACCTGTGGCGCGAGCTTTCGCCCGACGCCATGCCAGACGAGCCGGCCGGCCGGCTTGTCTCTTTCGACCATGCACGTCTGGGCAGACCGAACCTCGACAACGTCCTCATCGCCCAGTTCGATACCGGAGGCGCAATGGGTAATGGCCTGGAACTGCGCGACCAGCCAGGCGTCATTCAAAGCTGGAACGTCAGCCCTGAATGGCTGCAAAAGAATGTCCGGGGCTTTTCTGCCTCGAAGAATCTGTGCATCGTCACGGGTTTCGGCGATTCCATGCGCCCCATGTTCAACCCGGGCGATCCCCTGATCGTCGACCGGGGCGTGCAGGCCGTCGAATACGACGCCATCTATTTCTTCCGCGTCGGCAGCGAAGGCTTCATCAAGCGGCTGCAGCGCATCCCCACCGCGACCGGCCTCGTGGTCCGGGCGAAATCCGAAAACACCAAGTACGACGCCTGGGACATCACCGAAGGCATGGATTTCGAGGTCTTCGGCCGCGTGCTGAAGGTCTGGCGCAGCGAAGATTTCTAA